TCACCAGCCCGTTCGGCAGGCTTTCAAGGTAGCCATCGGCCTTTTCCGGCACGCCGATCTGCTTGCGGTAAGCCGCCACGTCCTCCGGGCTTGCGTCCTTCGCCAGCGCTGGTTGCGCCTGGCCGGCCGAAATCTTCTTCTGTGCCTCGCGCAAAGCCTTTGCCACGTCCAGAGGCGACTTGTAGCGGTCGAGCGACTTCATCGCGTCCTTGTCGTCGCCGGCCATGCGGGTGCGCCAGTCGGCGGGCCAGTCGGCCGGCGCAGCGGCTGGCTTGTCGCCACCGCCACCATCCGCCAGCGACTTGCCAGCACCCGCCGGTGCGGCACCATCGGCAGGTGCGGCAGGCTCATTCTTCGGTGCATCAGACGGGTTTCCGCCATCAAGCGGCGCGTCGATCACGTCATCGGGCATTCTGCTTCCTCATTTCAGCCACCAGTCGCGGCGGCAGGTTGACCATCTTGACGACCTGAAGTCCGACGAATCGCCGACCCTCTCCGAATGCCGTCTCTCTCTCGCCCCCGTCGCTGTCCGACCGGAAGGAAAGCTCATAAGTTCCGGCGGCCGTCGTGATCAGCCAGTCCAGCGCCAGCTTCTGTTGAATATCGTTGGCGGTTCCCGTCGCCAGCGACTTGAACGCCAGCACGACTTCCTCGCTGTAGTCCACCGGCTTCCACGCCGGATCGCGCGGCTTCATGCTGCGAACGCCTTGGCGGCAACGCCGAGCTTCTGCGCCACGTCGGCGCCCTGTTGCATCCCGGCCAGCGCCTGCGCGGCGTCCTGTGCCTGAGCGTCACGATCCATCGCCGCGGCAACCGCATCCTCGCTGCGCATCCATGCCTGCGGCGTGCCGGAGCCTGACAGCGCATCCCGAAGCGCCACACCGAAGTCCACCGTATATTGCGCGGCCGGATCGACTTCGACGGCTTGCGCGATCATCGCCTTCATCTCGAGGAATTGCTGGCCCTTCTCGCGTTCCGCCGCCTTCGCCAGCGGGCTTTCGAAGGCAAAGCGCACGTCCGAGCCTTGCAGGCTTTCGGGGATGCGATCCGCGCCACCAAAGGCGCCCTCGCGCAACAGCGTCTCGAATGTCATGTCGCAGAGCGCCGCGTTGTAGTCCTCTTCGATCGGCTCGAATAGCGGCAGCGCCTGGCGGATGTATTCCTGCACCCGTTGCCCAACCTCATAGGCCGTCATTTCCGGACCACCCACGGGCGGCAACGCCAATTGGTTGATGTAGAAGGCCTCGCGGATTTGCGCCGCGATCCGATCCGACATCTCAAAGCCGTAGGGAAGGCCGGACTTGTCCTGCACCATCGGCCGAAGCACTTCACCGAGCCGCTCGTCATATTCCGCGTCGATCGCCGTGAAGCCGCCGGCATAGATGTTGAGATCGCCGCGGATCGCCTCAGACACGCCGATCATCGGCGGGTTGGCGGCCCGCTCGCCCGCGTCCAGCAGCGTCAGGGTCATTGCCTGAATGAGCCGCGCGTCCGGGATCGCCACCACGGTTGCCGGCGAATAGGGGTATTGCGAGCCGGAGACCGTCGCCCAGCGCGGAATCACGTAGCGCCGCGTCCACGACCCGACGTCCTCCATGATATGCTCGTTGTCGCAGTCGATATAGAGCGACACCCACGGCTGGCGCCACGTCTTGGTGCCGTATTCGTCGGCGCGAACGACGACATGGCGCACCGCGACCCGCTCATGCGGCTCCCTGTCGAGCCGTTCCGTCACCTTCGCGTTGACCTTGCCGGGGAAAAACCGGCAGAGTTGCGAGACCGTCGGCTTCCAGTTGCGGTGCACGCCGCAGATTTGACCGTAGGCGTCCTCTTCCCATGCCACGTCGCGCAGATGCCAGTTGCGATAGAGGAGCGCCGTGTCGCGCCGGTTGACATCGACCGAAATGACGCCGCCGCCGAAGGCCGAGAAGTCGTGATCCGTCTCCTTCGTCGCCCGCGTCAGCATCGCCTTGTGATCATACATCGCGCGGCGCATGACGCTGGCGCTCCATTCGAGCCACAGCTTGGCCTCATGGTCCTCGCGCTCTTCGCGATCGGCGCGGACGGAAAACCAGTTGCGCCCCTTCGGCCGCAGCATCGAACCGATCGAGTTGCCCAGATCGCGCCGCACCATCACCGGATAGCCGGTCATCAGATGGCCGGCGAAGTCATCCCCCACGTCGCGCGCCACGGTGAAGTCGGCCCGTTCTGGATAGAAATTCTCGGCAATGTCCTGGTTGCGCCGGTCAAAAGACGCCTTTGCCGAGAACAGCCGGTCCCCGCGCTCCTTCAGCGACTTTGCGTCGGTGTGCAGCATTACGCGCCCAGCGTCTCGCGCCCGGCGCCGGTCAGCACCGTGGACGCCGAACCAGACGATCGCGTCTCCTGTGCCACGACACGCTTGCGCGCCGCCGTCAGGGCCTTTTCATCCGGCAGCGGCGTCGGCGGTTCGATCTTCGGCATCTTCGGCTTGGAAAACAGCCCGCTCATGTCTCGCCCTTCCTATCGCTTCCGCCGCGCCGAGGCCCGGCCCATGTTTACCGTCACCGACGACCCGCCGCGCTTGGCCGCAGCGTAGCCGCGCCACTCGTTGCCGTGCGTCATCAGCCGAGGCCCGTAGGCGTTGGCCATGATCACCGCATCTCCCCTGTCAGGCGAGCGGCCGAGCTTGGCCACCAGATCGACCTTCGGCGTCACCTTGATGCCCGACGACGTGATTTCGAACCGCAGCGCCGTCAGGTCGGAGATCATCACCGGATCATCCGGCAGGGCGATCCGCGCGCCCCCGTCCTGCGCCGGATCAAGCGCCTCGCGCAGCCGCCACGCATCCTCAGCCCGCTTGTTGTAAAAGCCGAATTGCTGGTCCGCCGTTCGCCGCACCGACTTCTCGGTGCCCTTGTGCCCGATCAGTGGCGCGATCGCGTTGTCCTTGAGGCGCATGTAGGTGGCGCCGCCGTATCCGCCGCCCATATCCACGACGACCGTCGCGCCGTTGCGCCGTGCCGCGATAATCAGCCCGGCAACCTCGTTCCCGGTGGGCGTATCCACGCCGGCCACCACCTGCAACGGCGCAAACCACGCATCATAGCGCGCCGAGATCGTCGTGTTGTCCGCGCCGCCCTGTGCCACGTCCGCCGCGATGGCTGACATTGGCGCGTGTTCGGGTGGCTCTGGCGTCCACCGCGCCTGTGCCTCGCGCAGCCATGCCGTCGGAAACACCTGAAAAGCGTCGTCCTGCCGCCCGACCATGAAATTGCCGTCGCGGATCGCGGAGCGGTAGGGCTCGGGAAGCGCGTCGAGCTGCTTCTGGTAGTCGTCCGTCTCGATGAACGGGTTGTCGGTCAGCCGCGACGGAATGAAGGTCCGCGATGTCGGGATGAACACATCGCCGTCGCGCTGCACCGGTTCCGGGCCATCCACCTCCAGGTCTTTCGACGCGTAGCCATCCTTCACCGTGATGAACCACCGCAGCTCTCCCGGCTTGGCCGGATTCGGATGCGTCAGATCGAGCCACGGACGGAACATGCCGACGATCCATTCGCCCTCAGCCGTGACCGGCGGGTTTGTCGCCATCACCGTCCGCGTGCGCTGGCCCTCCTTTACCGTGCGGACCCAACCCATGAGGAACCGCACCTGCGTCTCGCCAAACTGCGTTGCCTCGTCCAACCCGAGCAGATCGCGCGCCCGGCCCTGGTATTTCATTTCGTCGCCGTAGTCCTTGGCAGAGCCGAATGTGATGATCCGGCCTTCCGGGGTCCGCAGCGTCGGCGGCGGCTTGCCGGAAAACCCGTCGCGCGAGCCATAGATGCGCAGCAAGTCTTCGATCAGTCCGCCGCCGCCTTCAAGATCGACACCATTGCGCCGCATCAGCAGCGACTGATGATGCTCCTCCAATGCCAGACCGCAGAGCAGGCCGGACTTGCCGCCGCCGGCCTCGCCGCCGCAACCGCCGCCTCGGCCGCCGACATCACCGGCGCCGGCGCGACCTTCCCGTACCCGATCTACGCCAAGTGGGCCGACGCCTACAAGAAGGCGACGGGCACGGGCATGAACTACCAGTCCATGNNTCGCGCTGCGCCGCCTGGTTGACCGGTGCGGCGGAAGCGCCAGAGCGGACCTTGACATAGTTGAAGCCGAGCAGTCCGGTCACCATCACGCCCACGAAAGACGACGCGCCGACGGTGAATGCGACCTCGCCAGCCGCGTCGTGCAGGTCGGCATAGGTCACGCCGTCGAGCGACACCGACAGCGTGAGGCTCGCGGCGGTCCATGCCGGCGGCAGAAGAATGCCGGTGATAACGCGACCCGTCAGCGCCACCGCACCGGACAGGGACGATGCGGCAGCGATGGTTGCCGTCTCCTGAATGTTTCTGTTCGGCACCGGCAGGCTCATTCCGCGTCCTCCTGAATGCCCTTCGCTAGCAGAAACGCCACGCGGCGGGCCAGTTCCTTGTCGCTCAGCTTCACGTCGTCGACCTCGATCGGGCCACCGTCACGCCCCGTCAGTTCCGACCTGTCGGCAAGGCCGAG